GCTAAAGTTGCTATAGTAAAAGTTGGTGCTAATTCTGAAATTGAATTAAAAGAAAAAAGTGATAGAGTCGAAGACGCTATCTGTGCTACAAAGGCCGCAATCAAAGAAGGTATTGTATCTGGTGGAGGAATTGCTCTGCTAAATGCATCTTCATCTATCAAAGCTGAGTCAGAAGCTGAACAAACACTTCTAGACGCTATTAAAGCTCCTTTTAAGACAATATTAGATAACGCTGGTATATTAGATTACAAAGCGCCTAAAGTTCAAGGAGAAGGATTAGATGTGGTTACGGGAAATATGGTAAATATGATTGATAATGGTATCATCGATCCATTGTTAGTTACAAAAAGCGCTCTTTTAAACGCGGCTTCAGTAGCAACTACTATTTTATCAACTGATTGTATAATTAACAATATAAGAATACATGAGGGCGATAGGAAATAATTTAATAATAAAAAAGATAGAAGAGTCAAACCAGTCTACAAAGGGTGGTTTACTTCTTACAGAAAAACAAAGAGAAGATGTTAGATTCCAAAAAGCTGAAGTTATTAAAGTAGGTGACGGAGTTAACGCAGTAAAAAATAAAGATATAATTTATTTTGATAAAGCATCATCACATAGAATAGAAATAAATAAAGAACCTTATCACGTTATTCGACAAGAAAACGTTGTCGTTGTTTTATGAAAAAGCTAACAGCAAGAGATTTAAAAGATCTTAGTTTGCTTAAACATTATCGTATAATACGTAAATGGGCTTGTAAAAACAACGGCTTAAATGACGCAGATCTTGAGCTACTAATTTATTTTGATTGTATGGATCTTTTTACTAAGCATGATTTTGAAATAGGTACATATTCTTATAGTTGGGATAACAGGCGCTGGAACAGATTACTTAAAGAAGAGTGGATTGTAGTGTGGAGACGCAGAAACAGAACAACTCAAAAGTATAATATCTATAAAGTTTCATTCAAGTGCAAACAACTTATAAGTAGAATGTATCGAATCATGTTAGGTGAAGATGATATACCTTCTAGTGAAAGAAGAAATAAATTAATTAAAGGAGATAGCTACACAGACAAAGTACTGACAAGAGCTATTTATAATGTAAACAAAGATAAAGAAAGATGAGTAATAGTCCAATAAACTTTTTAGGAGCTTTAGGCGCTGCTGGTGCTATAATGGGTTCTAGAAGATCTAAAAAATCTAGACGTAAAATAAAAGCTAGAGTTTCTAAGTTAGAAAACCAAGTGCAAGCTATGCAAGCAAAAGAAAACGCAGGACCTACTCAAGTAGAACAACCTATAGAGATACAACCAGAACCTCAACTAGGTGTTGTTCCTCAAGCATTTGATGGATCAACAGAAGAAGAGCCAGAACTATTAAGTAACACACCAACAATAGCTTCACCTTTTACGCCAGGAGCACAGAAAGCAGCTGGCGGAATGTTTGGAGCACCTATGCCAGGATCTTTTGATAGAAGCATGGGAGAAGAAGAAATATATTAAAAAAATAAACTATGATTGAAGATAAATCACACACGCACGCGTCAAAGAAAAACTCAGTAGGTATAGTAGGTGAAACTCGTATATGGGACGGACCACTAGATCAAGCTGGAAGACCTCATGGTAAAGGATCAAGTAATGGTTCTAGAGGTATGAAACTAAAACTAGCAGCAGTTCCTATGGAAGCATGTTGCCAACCAATAACTCAAGTAGCAAAAGGATAATTATGGCATATACACAAAAATACAAAGGACTTTCAAGAAAAGGTAAGGGTTTTTCAATATCTTTAAGTGAAGAAGACATTAAAAACGAAAAATCAGCATCACCAGAAAAAGCTAAAGAAATAAGCTATGAAGGTCAAGGTGGAAAAGACTATGAAAACTTACCGAAATATGCTATTAATCCAGAAGGTCAAGGAGGTAGAGATTATGAAGCAAAAGATTATAAGCCAAAGAAAAATGGTATGTCTAGAAAAGAGACAGGAGGAAATGTAGTTGGAAATGTAATGTCTCAGGTTATAGGACAAAAAGCTGCATATTTTGGTCTTGGAGAAGATGATGGAAAAGCAAGAAAAACTAAAAAAGCTGACAAGACAGCTAAGCAGATTATTAAAATGCAAAATAAAAGAAGCAGTGTAAAAAATGTGTATCTTGGTGATCCTGACGATTTACAAGGAGAAATGGTAAGAACTGCAGACAAACCTGCGGGGAAAAGAGAAAAAAGAAAAGTAAAAAAATTAAAGAAAACAAAAGACCAATTAGGTGTCTCTAGAAAAAAATAAATCATGATAATAAATACAAGCTCATATACTAGCGCAATACCGGTAGCTCCTAGTGACACTATAAATATTCCGGGACCTAGCGTAAGAGTTAGTTCAGCTTCTACAGCTACAACGCCAGATGGTACTCCTAATCAATTAATTGATGCTAATGCTAATTTTATAACTACTTATAACGCTGATGGATCAATTCTTAACGAAGGTGTTTCAAGAGGTATGGTAGTTTATAACATGTTTGCTACAATTGCTTCTAGCACTAATTCACCTTTAGTAGCTACTATAGTTGAAGTTGTAAACAATACTACATTATTACTTTCTGCAGATATATTTCCATTTGCTGGAGGTACAGCTGTATCAGCTTATAAAATATACGATGCAAATGACATATCTTCTCCAGGAGCACAAATATATGTTGGAACTGCAGGTAATTTATACGTAGAAACTATTAATGGAGATTTAGTATTTATTGAAGATGTACCAGTTGGTGAAGTATTACCAGTTGTTGTACAAAAAGTATTAGTTGGTGCTGCTGCTGCTGGTGGTCAACCAAACACGCGTACTACAGCAGGAAAATTAACAGCATTTATATAACATTTAAAAAAAACAATTATGCACCCAATACACAAACACGGTAGCGGTATGAGATCTGCTGAAAGATACGACGCTAAAGAAGCTTATAACAAAAAACTATCTAGCAAAGCTAGAATGCATTATTTAGAGAATGATATCGCAGATCATAAAGGATCTCCAGCAGAGCTTACAGCTGAAGGAAAAAAGAAAATAATGGCTAGCGATGCTAATCCAGCTTTTAAAAAAGCAATAGCATCTTCACCAATAGACAACGTTTCTTATGGAGACAAATCTGGTAAAACAGGATATATAGGTGGTATGTCTAGAGAATCAGCTAAACAAGAGAAAAAAGATCTTATGAAATACAACGCTGTAGATGATAAAGCAGGTATGTCAAGATATAAGTGTAAAAAATAATAAATGGCATTTAAACTTAAACCACCATTTGAGCTAAGCAGTTCTCCTATTTACGTAAGAGATCTAGAACACGGTGTTTTAGGTAAAGGCAACAAAAACGGTACTATATTAGTAGCGCCTAACTTAAACGATAAGGCAGAAAAAAGTGTTATAGAACATGAAGAAATACATATAGACCAAATTAAGCGTGGTGATTTAGATTATGATGATGACAACGTATATTGGAAAGGTAAAACTTACCCTCGCTCTAAAATGAAAGAGGGTAGTCCTAACCTGCCATGGGAAAAAGAAGCTTACAGTAAAACAGATCCTTACGAAGCATTATGAGCAAAAAGAAATTTCATGAAACTAAAGTAGGTCAGTTTTTATCTAAAACTGCGCCAGGTATATTAGGCACTGTTGGTGAAGTATTACCAAACAATGGCGTGTTAGGTTTAGTAAAAAACTTAATACACAAAGACCCTGTGTTACCTGCAGAGGATAAAGAAAAAGCATTAAAATTATTAGAACAAGATATGATTGAAATGCAAGAAGTATCAAAGCGCTGGGAAAGCGATATGAAAAGCGATTCATGGCTTAGTAAAAATACACGCCCTTTGTCTTTGATATTTTTATCTGTAATGACTATTGCTTTTATATGGGTTGATAGTCATGAAAGTATATCTTTTACAGTAGAGCAAGAGTGGATAAGTTTATTAAAAACTTTAACTACAACAGTTTACGTAGCGTACTTTGGTTCGCGAGGAGCGGAAAAATTTAAAACTATAAGTAATAATAATAATAAGTAAAACAAATAATAACAATTTAAATTAAATCAAATGAGTAAAGATTCAAAAATTACAGACAAAGAGTTAGAAACAATTAAAGAACAACAACAAAAAATTCAAACAGTTGTTTATGACTTAGGAGCATTAGAAGCTAAGAAATTTGAAATTTCTACAGCGTTAAAAGAGTTTAATGATGCTTTAAACGAAACTAAAAAAGAATTAGAAGAAAAGTACGGGCAAGTTAATATTAACTTACAAGACGGATCTTACGAGGAAATTGTACCTGAAGTAGAAGCTGAAGAAGTAAAGTAAAATGAACTCTATTATAAGAAAGATAAGTATAGGCGCGGACTATAAAAACGAAGCTATGCATTATTCTGTAGGACAATCAGTTTATGGTGGTCATACAATTAATAACATAACTTTAGACGAATCTGATAATTCTTATAATATATACATTAAAAAAAACGACGAGGTAATGCCGTGGAAGAAATTTAATTCTAACATGGCTATCTCTGTTGAATACGATTTAGAGTATTAATGAACAGTGTATATGACTTTATTATATCTCCTAAAAACAAAAGATATAATAACGAGAAAAAAGTTGGTGATAAAACTTTAGTATTAAATACTAACATTGAAGATCACAAACTGGTTAGCAAAGAAGCAATTGTAGTTTCTGTGCCATTAGCGTTTAAAACTATTTTAAAAGTTGGAGATGAAATAATGGTGCACCATAATATATTTAGAAGATGGTATGATGTTCGTGGCGAACAAAGAAACAGTGGTCAATATTTCAAAGAAGATTTATATTTTTGTAAACCAGATCAAATTTATCTATATAAAAAAGATAATAAATGGTTAGCAATTGGTCAAAGGTGTTTTATAAAACCTATAAAAAACATTGACAATTTAACGCTTGATATTGAACAAAAACATATTGGTATACTAAAAATAGGTAATAGTTCATTAGAAGCGCTAGGAATTAACGAGGGAGATCTTGTAGGTTTTAGAGCTAACAGAGAATGGGAATTTATTGTAGGCGATCAGCGTCTTTATTGTATGAAATCAAATGATATTATTATAGAGTATGAATACCAAGGAAACGAAAAAGAATATAATCCAAGCTGGGCACGTAGCGGTTGAGGAACTTATTAAAGTTGCTAAAGAAGCTATTGTAGATTCAGACGATGATATATCAGCTGACAGACTTAAAAATGCTGCCGCTACTAAAAAGCTAGCTATATTTGATGCTTTTGAAATACTTAACCGTATTAACGAAGAACAAAGTATGTTAGAAGAAAAACCTAAGGAAGTCAAAAAAGAAACTACATTTCGTGGTTTTGCTGAAGGGAGGTCTAAATAATGTACAAGCAAACTTTATATAAGGTATTACCTGATTATATTAAACCTAAAATTCTTAAAAGAATGAATAGGTATAATAAATGGGAGTATGGATATAATGATGATTATGATATGGTTGTTATATCTAAGACTGGACAAATTGGAGAGATTTATGAAATACAAAATCTTAAAATAGCTTTACCTAAACAAAACAATGTTCATAAGTTTGAAAAGAACAAATGGACTAGGTTTGATTATCCTAAAGTATTAAGTAAAATAAAAACAGTATTTGATTGGAGAGAATACCCTGAAGATTTTAAAGAACAGTGGTATGACTATATTGATCTTGAGTTTAAAAGACGTGAAGAAGGTTTTTGGTATATAAACAAAGATAAACCTATATTTATAACTGGCACTCACTACATGTATTTACAATGGTCAAAAATTGATGTTGGCCAACCAGACTTTAGAGAATCAAACAGATTATTTTTTATATTTTGGGAAGCCTGCAGAGCAGATAACAGAAGCTATGGTATGTGTTATCTAAAAAACAGACGATCTGGATTTTCATTTATGGCATCTGGTGAAACTGTTAACATGGCTACAATATCAACTGACGCGCGTTTTGGTATATTATCAAAGTCAGGTGCTGATGCTAAAAAAATGTTTACAGATAAGGTAGTACCAATATCGGTTAACTATCCTTTCTTTTTCAAACCAATACAAGATGGTATGGATCGACCGAAAACAGAACTAGCGTATCGTGTGCCAGCTTCTAAGTTTACAAGAAGGTCTATAGTTTCTACAGACAAACAAGAAGACATAACAGGACTTGATACAACTATTGATTGGAAAAACACTGGTGACAATGCTTATGATGGTGAAA